ACCGCCACGACAGGTACATCGGTTGTGCTGACATCCGGTGCATCGGCTGGTGACTTGCTAGAGGTGATTGCGTTTGACAGCTTCTCTGTCTTCTCTGGCACGTTTGGTGGGGATGTGACGGTCAATGGTGCGTTCACATCGCAAGGCATTGATGACAATGCTTCAAGCACTGCTGTGACGATTGATGGGTCAGGCAATGTTGGGGTTGGGACAAGCTCAACTGCATCAAGCAGTGCTGTAAAGACAGTATTTTCTAATACAGCTGGTGGAACGTATCTGCAAACCAATAGCGGCTCTAACGGCGGTTTTGTTCTTGGAACTGACGGTGGGGGTGCTGGTGTGTTTTTCACATATACTGGTGCAGTAGGTTCTGAAAGCTACTCAGAACGCATGCGCATCGACAGCAGTGGCAATGTGGGGATTGGGACGTCTTCGCCCAGTTCATTATATGCTGGCGCAAATAATCTTGTGGTTGGCTCTGGTTCTGGCGAAGCTGGAATGACATTCTATTGTGGAACCACAGGAACAGGGAACATTTACTTTGCTGATGGGACTTCAGGCACTACTGCCTACAGAGGCTACTTAGAATACAACCATCCCTCTGACTTTATGCGGTTTGGCACATCTGGCACAGAACGTATTCGCATCGACAGCAGTGGCAACTTGCTGGTTGGTACGACTGATACTTATCCCTATAACAATAATACAGGCACAAGTGCAGATAATGGCGTCGTTATAGCTAGCGGAAGAATTTGGGCGGCCAGAAGCGGTGGTTCGCCTCTTGATATAAACAGAACGACATCCGATGGCGACATTGCGGTGTTCCGCAAAAATGGCACGGCTGTGGGGAGTGTTGGTGTTCTCTCTGGTTTGTATACCTATTTTAATTCAGAAAACAACACAGGATTTTTAGCGTCGAATGGAACAGTTTACTATGGTTGGGACACAACACGGTTTTATCCAAACTCAGATAATGCAAGAGATTTAGGGATATCAAATCGCCGTTGGGATGACGTATACGCCACAAACGGCACCATTCAAACTTCTGACCGTAATGAGAAAGAAAATATCGCATCTATGTCGGATGCTGAAATCACTGCCGCCAAAGCAATCAGCAAACTGTTTAAGACGTTTAAATGGAAGGATGCTATTGCGGAAAAAGGTGATAGCGCACGGACACACGCTGGCGTGATTGCACAAGACGTTCAGCAAGCTATGGCTGATGCAGGTTTAGACGCTGGTAACTATGCTTTCTTTATCTCCAGCACTTGGTGGGAAACACAAACCGAAGTGCCAGCGGTTGCAGAAGAAACAGATGAAGAAGGCAATGTAATTGTAGAGGCACAAGAAGCCTACACACGCACTGACATCTATGAGACAGCCGAAGAAGCACCAGAGGGTGCAACGGAGCGTACACGCTTAGGCATCCGCTATCCTGAATTGCTGGCCTTTATCGGTGCGGCAACAGAGCAACGCTTGGCAAATATTGAGAACCGTCTTGAAGCACTGGAGAACGCATAATGAGTAACGCCCGTGAGATAGCCCAACTTGGAAGCGTACCGTCTGGGCGTCGTAATTTGATTATCAATGGTGCTATGAACGTGGCACAGCGTGGTGCTGGCCCATTTACCAATGCTTCTGGCGGATACCAAACTGTAGATAGGTTTCAGTTATCTGGCACTATGGGCGGCAGTTTTACTTTAGAGCAAGCATCCGATGCACCTAGTGGTTCTGGCTTTAGTAAGTCTTTTAAGGCGTTGGCGCCAACAGGTTTTTCGTCACCAACTTCTGCCGCCAGCGCAAAGATTATCACCTCCCTTGAAGGCCAAAACTTACAACAGATATTAAAAGGGTCTTCCAACGCTTTGCCTGTTACTATTAGCTTTTGGGTAAAGTCTGTTGTTACTGGGACATACGTTTTTGAGTTGTCTGATAACGACAATAATCGCTCCATTTCAACAACGTATTCTGTTTCCGCAAGCAATACTTGGGAAAAGAAGGTAATTACTATTTCTGGTGATACTTCAGGGTCTTTGGACAATGATGCAAACTCAAGCCTTTCTATGATTTGGTGGCTTGGGGCAGGGTCTAACTATACTAGCGGAACACTCAATACATCTTGGAACCTTACTGTAACTGCCAACCGTGCAGTGGGTCAGGTAAACGCAGTAGCGTCCAACAATGATGCGTTTTACATCACAGGCGTTCAACTTGAAGTCGGCTCTGTCGCCACCGAATTTGAGCATCGGTCTTATGGTGAAGAACTAGCGCTGTGTCAGAGGTATTACTACTTACTTGCAAAGGGTGACTCTCAAACTATTCCTACAGGCTCTTATTATGCCAGCAATTTGGTTGCTACTACAGTTGAGTTTCCAGTGACTATGAGGGCTGCCCCTTCGCTTGATACTGTGTCTGGCACTGATTATTATGCTGTTTATGCAAACAACACTTTAGACTCTTTTAATTCGTTTACTGGAATAGGAAGAAGCAGTCCTAGAGCAGCTAGTCTAGATGCAAATAATAGCGGAGCATCAGGAACAGTGGGTCATTCAGGCCCGTGCAGAACAAACAATAGCAATGCTTATTTAGGCTTTAATGCGGAGTTATAAAATGAATGAAATGAGTATTACATCGGCTCAATATATAACAGACCCAGCAAACCCCTCTGAAAACACTTGCATTAGTGCAACGATAGACAACCGTTTAGTGCTAGTCCCCCTCGTTGCTGGCAACACCCACTACGCCGAAATCATGCGGCAGGTAGAGGCAGGCACACTTGTGATTGCGGAGGCATAAAATGGACATGACATACCTTTTTGATCTTTTGATTGGAGTGGTCATCGCGGCTGGCGGCTGGTATGTCTCATCCCTTTCAGGTGAAGTTAAGCGGATTGATATTCTGCTTAATCGCACCCGTGAGGATTATGCAACGCGGCATGAACTTAAAGACGATATGGATAGGGTCATGGAGGCTCTGCATCGTCTGGAGGATAAGTTAGATCGCATATTGAGCAAATGATGTGGAGCCAGTCACCACAGTCTTAACAGGTCTAGCCCTTGCAAAACGGGGCATAGACTTCATCAAGTCTAACCTTGATACAATCAACGACGCCAAAGCCATTGGCGAACAACTTTCCAACATCTTTACTGGTCATCAGGAATTTAATAAGAAGCGCTTCAGTGGCGGTCTGAAAGACGTAGCCATTGAGATGATTGAGTACAAGCAACAGCAAGAGATGCTGTACGAATTGAAGATGATGCTAGACCTGCGCTTTGGCAATGGCTTCTACGACCAGATCCAGGCTGAATATCAGAAGCGCCTGAAGGAACAAAAAGAGCTAGAGCGTCAAGAAAAAATAAGAAAAGCAAAAAAGATCGAACAGATAACTATCGGTGGATTACTGATTGCGGCGCTGGGAATCGTCGGTGTAGTATTATGGTTCGTAGTCAACAAGTTAAGAGGGTGACTTGGCCGGAACAATCCACGAAGTATCTGTCGGCAGGGCTGGTGAGTTACTAGCTTGCGGCATCATGGAGTCACTGGGTTATCGCACAGTGCTTTGCCAGCAACGTAACTTTGACGCACTTATCATGCACGATGACATCCACCATTATCGCGTCGAAATCAAGACTTGCTCTAAAGAACATCAGGACATAAACAGACATTCCAAGCGGTATTGTTTTACCACTGCCACAGGGTGCAACAAAAAGAAAAAGCTGGACGCTGACGCTGTAGACATCTTGTGTCTGGTTGCAATGGACATCCGAAGGGTATATTTTATCCCAGTGTGCGACCACAATGTCGTCAGGACAGGGCGCACAAGAGAAGTGTTTTTAGAGAATGACGAAGCACAGCAACTTGCTGACGTTATCGAAAGAGTAGAGGCATACAAATGTGGCAAGCACTTATTGGGCCAGTAAGCGAAATCGCTGGCACTTGGCTTAAAGGCAAGCAAGAGAAAGCCCAGGCTAAGGCCAAGCTGGAAGTCGCCAAGATTGAGGCAACAGCTAAGAAGTTAGAGCAGGATGGTGAGTGGGACGCGCAAGCCATGAGCGCATCTGACAATAGTTGGAAGGATGAGGCTTGGACGATCTGCTTTATCTTGATTATCCTTGCCAGCTTTGTGCCGCCTCTACAGCCATTCATGCAAGCTGGGTTTGACTTCCTGCGCTCTGCACCTGACTGGTTGCAGTGGGGCATCCTTGCAAGTATTGCCGCATCCTTTGGTATCAAATCTATCAGTCAGTTGAAGAAATGAAACTAAGCCCAAATTTCTCTCTCAATGAGCTAACCAAAAGCCAGACTGCAATCCGTAACCACATCGACAATACACCCACGGATGCACATATAGATGCCCTACAGGCGCTCTGTAAGGCCATCCTACAGCCTGTGCGCGATCATTTTGGCATACCCTTCACGCCTTCCTCTGGCTATCGCTCTGCGGAGCTGTGTGAGGCTATTGGCTCTAACAAGAGGAGCCAACACGCCAAGGGTCAGGCCGCTGACTTTGAGCTTGCTGGCATTGACAATTATGACTTGGCTTGCTGGATCCGTGATAACCTGACATTCGATCAGTTGATCCTTGAGTATTACAAGTCCGGCGATCCATCATCCGGATGGGTGCATTGCTCTTTCAAAGATAAGGGTAATAACCGCTATGAGTGTCTGACGTTCAACGGCAAGGAGTACAAGAAGGGCTTGATTAGATGAGTGAGCACTGGCTTATCCCATTTATGAAAAACCTCCTTAAAGAGGCTGAGGAAGGTCGCTACACGAATGATCTTGTGTTTATTGAGGGGTATGAGACTGCTATTTATGATGTAATTGAACACATAGAGCGCTTGGAGCAGTCTGCTGGATATATACCCAAGCCTTCCGTTGGCTGTTATTGCCTTGTCTGCAAAGCTAACTGGATAGAAACTTTCTCAGATAATCGGACTTCATAACTGTCTTATGCCATTTTGGGATATGGCTCAATTTTATATTTAAGACTTGCCCTTGCTGACTTCTTAAACTTCTTGCTTCCAATGATATAAATATATCTATGTTTGCGCGGCCTTTGCGACAAATAGAAATCATCTCCATATTTCTCACGCATGGCATTTGCTCTGTTTGGTACGCCACGAAATTCATCCGCGATTGTCTGGCCGTGTAAATGCTCTAATCCCTTAACCCTCCAATCTGTTCGCTTCGCTGAAAGCCCAGTGTATAAAAAGTTACAGGCTTGATAGACATAGCCAACGTGTCCTTGGCTTGTGTCCGCAAAGCTCACGACAATCCTATCATCACCAATCATTCTCAGAGATTTGGCAACAAGGAATGAGGCATGGTTTTTTTGGTTGGACAGCAGGCACAGGCGGTTTAGCTCAAGCACGTTACCAATATATTCATCACCAGCAACGCCACGGCGCAATGTTGCGCTTGGTGGTGTGCCGTATGTGACGACACCCTCTAGGCGACCATCAACGTGCAACCCAAACGCAAAAGATATTGAGGGCAATCTTCCGGCGTAATGCACGTCAATCAGAAATGGAATACATTGCTTGCGCGATATTCTCTCTACAGTTATTTGCTTGTCCATCTCGCCTTCCTGTTCACAGGATCCTAGTCAGCATATAAAGACAAAAAGATCCAATCCATCAAGGTGTCAGGGTCGATTAATTCGTCTTGAGTTGCACTAAAACATGGCTTACGAAATCCATTTGGCGTTCCAAAACGTATACTAGAGTACATATCTGACGAGCGCATACCACCTGCCAGTCTATATGTGCCATGTTCCCCTATCATCATCACAATCAAAGTAACTGCTGGATTTTTGCTGACAGAGATAAGTCTGCCAGTCTCATACTTGGTGACCTTCACGTCGATGCAGTGGTCACCATATATGACATCGCCGCAGTCCTCACCCTGCGCGACAGAGCGCGGCTGTGTGTTGAAGATTTCGTATGGGTAAGTGTTCAGTAGCTTGCAGAAAGCAAGCTCGCTCATAACACCCTCTCTCTCTATGTAGAGAGGGTCTTCTTTAGATGCGAGTGCGTGATTGACTGGTGATACTGCCCTGTTATTTGCCTGTCTTTGCCGAGCAATGAAATCACAAAGACGTTTCTCTGCCTCTTCTAGTTGTATCTGATAGGTATCCATATATCACCTAGAGAAGCAGAGATAAGTGTCTAACGTCCCGCTCTGTAATCCTCAAGAGATTGCACCACCTGAGAGAGAATACTTGAACTGTCAACAATGCGGTCAAAGAAAGACCTGTTGCTCAGTAAGATCGCTTGGCTGGTTTTCTCATTCAACTCAACCAATGTGGTCATGCAGTCAAGTAAAGCCTTGTCTGTCTCTGCCATGATTTCTTCTATTGATTTATCTGTCATATCCATCTCCTCTCTGACAGTTAGACTTTAACATCAACTCCACTCAATGCAAAGCGCGTATTGTTATCGCCGTAGGTTTTTTTGCATTTTTCCAAGGCACGTTCAGCACGTTTCTTATCCTTGTAGATGCACCCTTCTGTTGGCTCTTTCAGCCACTTGTAGTTGCGGCTGTAAAAGTATTCAGGCATTTCCCCTTGGCGGGTACGCACAACGTAGTACCCCTTAATCATTCTTCAGCAATCCCCTCTCTGAAACAATGTTAGCAGCGACGCGAAGCATATTCAAAAGCTGGTTGTCACTGACCAGCATCACACGATAAACGTCGTCATCGCCACGCACAGCTAACTCACAGGCAAACCTGTCGTCAGGTGATTGTCGAAGATAAAAAAGATTTGGTTGTTCGCTCATTTGCTTTGCTCCTCTATGACAGACCGCAAGAAGTCTGCCTTCATTTTCACCCAGCTTGCTCTTACAGCGGATGCCTTGGCTGGGTCATGCAGTTTAATGATTTCGATGCGCTGTGTCACCGCCTTATCAATCGTATCGAAGTGATCGCTTGGGATGTTCAGATCATAGGTCATCTTCATCGACCCAATGAGCTGGGATACATCCAGCGCCGTTGCAAATATCACACTCAAAATAGCGCGTGATTTCTTCCACCCACGGCGAGCCAGCACTGCTGTAACCGCCCACAATATCATCGCCAATAACTTGGCCGCGTCCTTCGCACTCAGGGCAATCAACGTGAGTAGATCTAATTTTGGTGTCAAAGTTGGTCAAAGCTCGGTATCTCCTTTTGGTTCAAGCAAGGCCACGTTCCATCAACGCGATGAGGATGGACAAATTTGCCATCAAGAAAAATGATAAACGGCTCACTATCCAAGTCAATGTCTACTCCGCATCCGTCGCAAGGTTGCCTTCTTTGTCTAACCCCAGCAACTCCCTTGCTGTCCTTTTTCTTAGCTCTAGCCATGCTGGGCTATCCGATGGAATAGCGCAGATTTCCGCTAACCTTTTTTCTAACCACAGGCAGTGGCTTTGCCAGAAGATAAGGTCGTTCTTTTCGTCGGATTGCAAGCGGGTCTGGGTCTGTCCAGAGGACTTTAGTTTGCTGTTTGAGTTTTTTAAGCCGCTCATTGTCAACCTCCAGAGAAAGCCGATAGATCTTGTCGATCTTTGCGGCGAGTTGCGTGTCTTTGTCTATCCTCTTTTGGATGTCGTTGCACCCATAGAGAACAGTCGTATGATCTAATTCCATCAGACTGCCAAGGCGCGAATATCCCATGTCACCACGTCGACACATAATGAAATATACAAACTTGCGAGCATCAGCTATCGGGCGGGTGCGCTTGCGTGATTTGATTTGATGCACTGGTATGCCAGTAATTTCGCTCACTGCCTCAATAACAGAGGCTAAAGATAATTTAGGTTCGTCACTCATTTCGATACACCCCCATAATTTACCACATTTAATAAGTCTCTTGACTTCCTTTGTAACGTCACTCTTGGTTGCATCATCCGGCATTGCCAGAGTTATCTGTACCGTCTGCATCTCTCTCCCTCTCAAAATTCTGCGTCTCAATAGCAACGTCCAGCAACTGCTTTGCTAACACAAACATCTGGCGACTGCTCATCTTGCGGTCGTACAGACTGCCATCAAGATACAGACGAAATGCACCTGTCACTGGGATTGGCAGGAATTGATCTGGCTGTAATGTTGCGTCAACTGGTTTTGTCATCAACTGTGATTTGGTCAATAGTCTCTCTCCCCTGCAAAAATCACATGGCATTTCGATATAAGAATTGCCTATTTCTTTGTCTCCATCTGGATTGATTTCGATGAGAAGCACACCCCTCCCATCGCATTTACCGCATTTGAAGGCTGTGCCACTCATCGTCTTGTCTCCTTAAAACGGGATGCTGTCGTCAACAGAAAGAGAAATACTTAAAAATTGTTTTCCAGCTTTTGATGTTTCACGCCAAGAAGCCATTCTGTATTTTTGCCCACCGACAGTCACCTCACCTGTGAAATCTGGGCGCTTGGGATTATCTCCCTTGTCGTTCTCAAATAGAACGCCGCGAAGCTCGTTGTCATATTTCTGAGTCATATCCTTATCCTTTCAATTCAGCTTTGCGATCAGAGAAGAGAGCAATTACTTGCTTGCGCTCATCGTCTGCCATTGCCTCAATGGTGTTGCGCTCCTGTGTATACAGGGCGTTCAGGCCAGCTAAATCGGAGACTGAGGCAATCTTTGATTTAAGGCCGGAATTGGGTGCCTCCGGTGCGGGAGAAGGGGGAGAAACTCCCGCACTCGGAGGCGAAGTCAGCTTCTTTTTTACGAGAGGAGCCGCTGACTTAACTGTGGCCGCATTGCCATCATCATCCTCTGAGGGGATGCCCATGATGGACTGCAAGCCATAACGCTTTGCATAAGACACACCACTACCCATTTTCTGAGGGTCTGTGTTATCTCGTGTTAGAATTGGTGTGCGCGACGTGCGGGTTTCACCGCTTGGCGCATGGATAACAACTGTGCGAACATACTGGATAATGCCGTTGTCGCCCATCTCAAAGTCAATCTCTTGTGTGAAGCAAATGCCAAACTGCTGTGCTTGGCTGGCCGCTGAGATTACACTCTCCAGCGTCGCATAGTTGCTTCTAAAGTGTGGGTTTTTACCGTCTTTCTTTGCCGATACTTGCAGACTTTGGAAAGCAAGCAGGGCTTCATTCAGTGTCTTGGTCATTAGTTATCTCCTCTGTAGTCGTCTAAAATTTCTACTTTTGCTAAGTGCTCTTCGTCGTGTTTTTGTTTGCGATTTATCGCGCTCTCATAGGCATCGCGCAATGCAATGTCTGTAATGGCCGCATCAATAATACGAAACGCCGCTTTCTTGCGGATGTATTCAGGTGCATGGAGTATTTCTTCCAAGCACATATCTATGAATTGCTCATAGTCGAAAAGGTCGCTCATAGTTGTATCTCCTCAACATTTGGTTCCTTCTCTATGTGCGTAAAGTACCTAACACCATTGCTATATTGGAAGGCGCGAAGGCCAACATCTGACCAGCAATCCATCTTAAAGCGGCAATAGTTGCACCCCGTTGCCAGCTTCATATTGCCGGACTGCCCGTCTGCAACAGGCTCGTAGCACCGCTCTGGTGGCGTTTCTTGCTTAACCACCTTCTTCAAGTGAGAGATGCGCTTGGGCGCGTCGATCAAGTGCTCTTTATAGAGATAGCAAAGAGCCATCTCACAAGACGACTTGTCGATTGCAAGGAAGGCAACCTCCTCGTCGTTTTGCGCTGTGGCATACGAGCTAATTTGCGCCGTATATCCAAAAGGATCGTCATCAGCGAGCGCGTCTGCACCATCACGGAATTTCTTAAAGCCAAAAGATGAGGCTGTTTTGATGTCAACTAGAGTGCCATCAATCCGGCAATCTTGATGCCCCTTGATACCTTCCACCTCATGCTTCTCTTGCTGTTCGGTGACGCTGTGCCCGGCGATCTTTGCCAGCGCAATAATCACAGCTTCCAGCAAATGACCTTGCAAGAATTTGATACGGGTCTGCCCGTCAATCTGTTCTGGCTTGTCATCACGCAAGGTGTACCAGATCTGTCTGTCTGGTTTTCCGATCATGCTCATGCGTAGATTGTTGGGGCGATCTTCCCTGCCATCCCTGACTGCATCCATCAATGCGTATCGGATGCTGTTTGAGGCTTCGTCGATTGCGGCTTGCACGTCATCGTTCAACTCAACGCCCTGCTCCAAGGTGCGGTGAATGTCGTCAATGAGTGTGTAGATAATTTTCTCCATCTCTTTCTCCTCTGTCCCCAAAATAATCGGTTCGCGTATCATGTCAATACTTTTTTTGCATAAATTTTTATGTAAGATTGTCTTGTCATGCGCCGCGCGTTGTGATACGGATGCTGTATTACAGGAGGATCATATGCAACTTAAACAATACCTAGCCAATGAAGGCATCAGCCAGCAAGCATTGGCCAACAAGATCGGCGTAAGCCAGCCGACAATCAATCGTTGGGCTTTGGGTGTCAATTTCCCAGACCCGATTTATCTTCACGCAATCGAAAAAGAAACCAACGGGCTAGTCACGCCCCGGGATTTCGTTGATCTATGGGTGGCGGAAGATGGTCAATAGTCGTGTCAAAGGAGCAACAGCAGAGCGCACAATCGTAAAGACCTTGCGAGACGGCATTGGCGATGTTGTCGAGGCAGAGAGTCTTAAGAGAAACCTTACGCAATATCAGCAAAAAGACTGCACCGACATCATCGTCGCTGAGTTGTTCGCTGTAGAAGTTAAGCACTACAAGAGCGGCAACTGGTATCGTGAGGACTGGTGGCAACAGGCTTGCAGGTCTGCAACGCTGTTGCGTATGGTTCCGGTCTTAGCTTGGCGTTATGATCGCCAGCCATTCCGATGGACGATGCCGATATATTCTCTTGATCGTGAGTATGCTCTGATAGACGACGACCACGACTTCCCAAGAGAGGGCAATGGCATGGCTCCGATCACGATGGATA